GGTAGGGGTAGGCGTCAACCCCCCACACGGCAGCCCCCACCAGGCCTACCATCAAGACATTCGCTCCAAGTTGTGTCAGCATCTTAGTCTCCATAGAGTTTCATTGCGCCCCACGCTGGACCCCACTGAGCCTCGACATCAACGGCAAGGTGTGTGCCCATGCGCCATTCAGGGGGGAGGGGAAGCCAGGTCACAGGTTGCTCCATGATCTGGCGTACTTTGTTGATGATGTACGGGGCCTCGGCTCGGGGGCATTCCCCTACCAAGGAGTCGTGGATGAACAGGCGGAGGGATTTGAGGGCACTCGGGGAGTGCTTGGCCACCGCACAGACCGCACGCCGTCCGATCGCAGCGGCTGCATGTTGTGGGTTGAAGGCCACCAGGGCCTTGGCCGAGGGGCCATAGGTCCAGGTCCAGCTGTCATCCGAGACACGGGTCCAGGACAGCACGCGGAAGTACCGGTGAATCATGCCCGAGGGGTTGCGTACCCACCCTGCCCCAGCGGTGATGCCCAGCCCAGGGTCATGCCCACTCTCGGTCCCGTCCACACTGAGGCACAGCCCTTGTTGCCAGGTGGTAATCTCTGGGAAGAGTTCATCGTAGAACTGGAAGAAGGCCTTGATGTCCTTGACCGGCACCACCCGGTTGAGTTCCTTGAGCAGCACCTCTTGTGCCTTGAAGGGGCCCATCATGTAGTGGTGCCCATGCACTAGCCGCTTCCGCACGAAGCGTTCTCTGGGGAACTGCCGCTTGAATTGTTTGAGGCTGGCCCGCAGGGTGTCATCATCCCACTCCAGCTGGGGCAGGTCAGTAGCTGGAATTTTTTTGTCCAGGTGATGGAGGGCATAGGCGTTGACGTAGTCGTGTACCCCCATACGGGCCAAGCGAATGAGCTTGGGGCTGCGCGCAAAGTAGCCCACAAGCAGGGCTTCGATGCCGGTGTAGTCCAGCTCCCAGAACACGGAGCCCTTCGGGGCCACGAAGATATCCTTGACCAGTCCTTGCAGCCCACCTCCGTGGGGAATTTGTTGCAGGTTGGGGTTCACCATCGAGGTGCGTAAGGTGTCTGGGTTGTTGGTGATGGTGGGGTGGCACCGTCCATCGGCATGGACCGGGAGTCCACCGACCACCTGCCCCGCATCGAGCTTCCCGATGTAGGTGCCAGCGAGCTTCTGCACCTCCCGGTAGTCGAGGATGAGGGGGTAGAGTGGGTCGTCAGGGTGACGCAGCAGGAGGGCACGTAAGGCACTCTCATCCGTGGTGCGCTTCCCCTTGCGTCGAATGGCTTGGTGCTTGTGGAAATCCTGCCAGCGCTGGATGTTCTGCCAGCTGGCAACGAAAGGTTGGGGGACCTCCCATTCGTCAGTCGGGATAATGATAGGCTCCAAGCTGAGGCTAGGGTCGTGCCCTAAGCAGGGATGGTGTAGATTTAATTTGCCAGTCTTACCACAGGCAGGACAGTGCTTGGCTTCGGTAGCTCCGGTAACCAGATGCCCTGTCGGGAACTTGGCTCGGGCCTTGGCAACCTGCTTGAACCGTTTAGCGGTGCGAAGATTGTCCGGGATGATGTCCTGAATTTTTGTGTTGAGGGCAGTCAGCTGTCGGTCCAGGGTTTCGGCATGGGTCTGGCGGAGGGCTGCATTGACCGGCATCCCGGCCTGCTGCATGCGCTGGAACACTGGCTCACACTCCACGATTTGTTCTTGGTAGAGGTCCCACATCCCCACGGCTTTGAGCAGGTCCCATGCCTTGAGGGTGATGCGGCGTGCTGCGTCACTGTCGATGGCGTTGTAGTACGACGGGTGCTGGCGGCTCAGGTGCTTCCAGCGTGGCTGATTGTCCAGCAGCAGGGAGGCCGCAAAGCCCAGGCTCTTGGGTAGGTCAGAGTGCAGCACGTGCCATGCAATCATCCCGTCGTAGACCGTGCCGTTGATGGTGTAGCCTTTGGCGCTCAGGCGGGGGCAATCGAAGGCGGCGTTCCACACAATCTTTGGGTTTGGGGAGGCCAAGACCGCAGCAATGATGGGTTGGGTACGCCGTGTCACGCGCAGGCTCAAGGCTTTCCCAGGCCGCGAGGCAAAGCTGATACGTGTGATGGGGCCGGTCGCCTTGAGGTCAAGGGCGTCCTCATCCCTGGCCTTGTCTGAGGTTTCAATGTCAAAGGCGATAGGGGTGGTGGGGTCACGCAGCTCATGCTGTGTCCACCGTGTGGCTGCACTGATGGTCGGGTCGAGGACATAGGTAGTGGTGGCCCGGTGATACCCGGCGGTCGTGATACGCATGGCCAGCTGGAGGTCATGGATGAGGACCGCTTCGAAGTTAGGGTTGCCTCGCAGGATGTAGCTTGGGTGCACCGAGGGGAGGAGCAGATGGTTACGCCAGTAGGAGACATAGCCTCTGGCATCAATGACAGACCCTTCGGGTTTGAACTGGCGCAGGGCGGTGTTCCCTAGCGGGACAATGACCCGAGGGCGGAGGGCTTGAATGGCTGGGTACAGGTGGGTCTTCCAACACTTGGCTAACGCCTTGGGGATGGCAGGAAGATTGATGTCATTATGGGGTGGGCGGCACCAGAGCGCGTTGGCGAGGGAGAACTGACTGCGCTCAAACCCGGCACGGGCAATGCAGTCATTCAACACTCGACCGGCTGGCCCCACGAAGGGCCGACCGGCCTGCGCTTCTTCAGCACCGAGGGCCTCGCCGACGAGGAGGACACCAGCGGTGCCCTCCCCATCGAGAGACATAAACCCTTGGCCTGCGTTATCGAGGGGACACCCTCGACAGGCATCAGGTTTGGTGTGCACTACGGTCGGACGAAGTAGAAGATGTTCGCCCGTGCCGGGACCTTTTTACCAGAGGTAGGGCTGACCACGTAGGGGAGTTTCTCCCCAGGCTTCTCGGGGTTATCGGGGAAGTCCTGATAGTTGTTGGCCAGGACCTCGGAGGCATCCTTGTCCCAACAGCGCCACGAGACTTCAGCTTCGAACAGGCAGCCTGCCGTGGAGCGCACCGCATCCATCGCGGCGTCCACATCATTGTTTGCCAAGGGTTCCAGCTGGCAGGCCTTGAGGTAGTCGGTCAAGCGTGAGCCATTGCCGCTGCGCTTGGGCTTGAAGCTGGCCTTCACGTACCGGATGGAGGTGTAGTACCCCTCGGGGGCGTCCTCGATGTCGAGGTCCATCTCCACGCCGAGGTAGCCCTCATCTTCGATGAAGGTAAACTCAGTCGGAGCCTTGAACGTGTAGCGCCCAGCGGGTACGGGGCCTTCAAATTCACGATCGTCCCACTGGGTGGGGTCGGGGCCTTTGAGTCCTTTGGGATCAAATGTCATTGAGCTTTGCTCCTCTGTTTCAATCTAGCAGAAAGTTCTTTGGCAGCTGCCGCTTCACGGGCAGCCAGTAAACGTAGGGCTTTCACAAGCGACGCCGGTTCAATTGATGGTGGAACCTCTACCTCCTTTCCCGCCTTCGGGAGGCGGGGATTCGCCAGGAACACGGGGCGTGGCCCCAAGTGTTGGTCGGTATGGGGGGACAGGTGCAGGTAATACTTCCCACTGGTCATGGCACACCGGAAGGTGTAGTCCATCCAGCGTGGCAGCTGTCCGGTCAAGGCTTCCCCAACCACCAACGGCCCTAAGACTGGGGTGTTGGCTGCACTCTCCCCCCGCCTGACCCCAGCGGTATAGATGTGGGGGACGGGAGGCTTGGGGGCCAGCACCCCTTCACGAATCTGGAGCTGGGCCATGCCGTAGTGTGCCATGTTACTGGTGCCCACCTTGAGCATGTCCTTCCCCTCTCGGAGGACCACGTTCCAGGCCCCTTCCCCTCCGATGTTGGTACCGTTGGAGGACATGGTTGCCATCGCTGACATCAGGAGTTCAGCGTAGGCCGTGAGTCCTTCGTGCACGATGAGCCCGACACCTTCCTTGGCGACGGGTTCATACTTCCCTTCCTCGGTGCGCACCTCTCCGCGCAGCGCATGGTGCATCCACATCCACGGGTTCCCTTGTGGGGTGTAGGCTGTGACGGCCCCATGCTCTTGTAAAATTTTGTAGGGTTTGATGGAGCCACGGTCAGCCAGGAAGACAGCTGCCGTGGTACCCTGGGTGACGTACAGTTCTTCAATCAGCTCGGCAATCAGGGTTGACTTGCCGTGTCCAGTGTCTCCGAACAGCAGGACGGATAGGTCTTGCGGTAGGGAGAGCGGTTGCTCAGCCACTCAGTCCTCCTCTGCTATATGGTCACGAACGTAAAGCGCGAACAGTATCACATAGATAATCCACAACGCGATCCACAGCATCCTGATCATCCCGGCTCGGCTCCACTCAGGAGTTCATGGATATCCTGCTCGGCCTTGTGGTGTGGGTGTCGTGGTTTGTAGCCACCTCCTTTCAGGGGGTGCCGGTGTACGGCAGGGACATGGCAGGCTTCGAAGTAGCTGCACCGGCCATACCCAGTCTCGCACTGGTTGATGTTCATCGGGAAGCGCTTCCGATGTTCGTCGGGGGTGGCTCCGTGGATGAGACGCAGCGCCTCAATTTGTTTCTCTCGGGCCACCACCTGTGGGATGATCTCCTCCTCCATCAGCTCCTTCTTGAGGAAGAGCGGGGCCGTTTGGGGGTAGCACTTGGACAGTAGCTCTGGGTCCTTGTCAGCCAAGCGATCAATCCAGCCTTCGATACCCCCGTAGGGATAGTCCCAGGTGTGGAACCGCTCAAACCCTGAGCGTCGCTTGCTCCCGAAGGTGGGGTCAGTGACACCGGGGGTGCCGGGGTGTCGGTAGCCGTAGACCAAGGGGTGATAGAGGACTCCCTTCCGGCCGCTGCCCTTGGACAGTCCCTGAATCCATGCCCCGGTCAGGGTCACCCCCAAGGCCTTCTCGCAGGCCAGCATGGTGAGCTGTTGTTGCAGCCCCCAGTCCCACTTGCGATTGTTCCACGAGGTGAAGGTCTTGAAGTCTGGGTACCAGATGTCCCCGGTCTGCTTGTCCTTGAGCAGCAGGTCTGGGCGCATCATGAAGATGACCCCGTCCACCTCCATTTCCAGCTCCTGCTCGACGGCCATGGGTTCATACTGCTCCATCCAGCGAGGCCAGATGGTCTTGAAGAACCCAATGATCAGGGCCTGTGCGGTGTCCTGCTGGTCCGGGGTCAGGGTATCCCAGACCTTGGCCTGCTCACTAAGGGGGTTGCCATGCCCCTTCATCATGTAGAGGCCTGCCTCTTCGGGAGGGCACCGGTTCTCTTGTGATGGCACCCAGCGTGACCGGAGTGGGGATAACCCTGAGTGGGAGCCACGGGTATACTCTAGAATCTGGTACTCCAACCCTTCGTGCACGGCCAGGCCAAAGGCCAGGGCTGGGGAGGGGGTGCTTGGGACAATCCCAATGGGGCGAGCCGGGTGCACAGGCCCGTCGAGGTCGTCCGTGTATTCGGTGAGCCAATAGCGTTTGCGCGCACAGGCCCAGTCTGTCTCAATACGAGACCTGTCTACTAAAATACTCAATCTCAGCCTCCTTCATCTGTGATACTATCACACCTATGCAACTTGAGTCATTACTTCCGCCCCGTGAAGTGAGCATCCTGGCTGGTGCCAGTGGTGCTGGCAAGTCGACGCTCTTGCTTCAGTTTCTCAAGGCGTGGCTGGCTGGTGAGCCCTTCTTGGAGGTCCCACCACCTACGGATCGGGTCACCTATCTGGCTGGTGACCGGTCCATTCAGTCCCTCCAACACCGGGCTGATGATGTCGGGATTGACTTGGACACCATCCCGCATGCGTCCTTGGTAGACGATGCCACCATCGACATCGAACGGTTCAAGCTGGACCCGCTGGCCCTGCTCTGTGGTTTACTGGACCAATTGAAAGGTCCGCTGTTTATTGTGGACCCCTTGATTGTGTTCTTGGGGGTGGACCTTAACCGGTATAACCTCGTCGCTCCACAGTTGATTCGGTTGAATCGGTTCTGCCAACTGCGTGGGTATACGGTACTGGGTACCCACCACACTACCAAGGCCCGCTCGGACTTCTCCTTCCTGCGTCCACAAGACCGCATCTCTGGAAGTTCAGCCCTCAGTGCGTTCACCTCAACCCAACTGGCGCTCACCTCACCCGATGAGGTGCAGCACAACCTCCCGATGTTGGAGGCAGCGGCTCGGTTGGATGTGGTCAGCCACTTGGCTGCCCCCGAAACCCACTGGTTGAGTCGAGATGAACAGGGCTTGTTCAATCCGATGGGACCAGAAGCCGAGAAGATTCTCCAAGTGTGTGGCCCAGCTGGACTGGCGGTGTATCAGGCCATCCCCTCCGGGGCACACCTAGAGACTGCCGAGATTCTGACAGCCCTCGACGGGGTGACCTCACGGGCCACCATCTTCCGGCAACTGGAGAAGCTCGTGACAGCCAACATCCTCCAACGTCAGGAGCGAGGGTGCTACTGCCGCGTGTCGATTCACTAGTGCACGGACTCATCCGAGACAGGCAGCAGGGGGAACGAGGGTGCCTGGGACTGCTGCATAAAGCTCCGGTCCTCGGGTAAATCACACGAGGCCCACAGTCCATCCATTAAGCGGAAGCACATCTGCCCCTGTTCAAGGGGAGTGCCACACTCTCTGACCATCAGGGTCAGCACACTCATGAGGGCCGTGATGAGCTGACCTCGGGACATGTCATTGTCGTCAGCCTTCTCGACAATAATCTGCGCAAAGCCTACCGTGGTGCGCACCGCCTCAGGCGTGGTGCCCAAGGCTGACGCTGCACGCAGCACAGACTCATCATCGTCTAGGTTCAGGTCGATCGTCAGGGGAATATCAGTTACCGCTTTCATGCTAAGCCCTTCTCGGGGTGGGTGTGTCGCGCTGGCGAATGTCCCACTCCACGTGGATATGGGTATAGTGTCCGGGGCTGTCGAAAACCACATCGAAGCCCAGTTCAAGATTTGATTTCAGGTAATCGGACAGGCTTTTCATGACCTGCTTGCTGTTACGTGCCTGCCCAAGCTGTACTTGGAAGTCCACGGCTCGGTTCTTATAGTGGAGGCTCTTCTCCGAGTGGGCATGGTCATTCATGCTGGTGATGTGGACATCGTGGCCGTGGCGGGCGCTCCAGACCACGACCAGATTCAGCAACCGCACGATGGGGTCCTCCAAGAACCCAACACGCACGGGGTGACCGTTCAATCCACTGAAGACAATCATCGAGGGTCCCCTCCTCCGGTGGCTGTGTAGTCTGGCCCGGCGTCTGGTGTGTGCCGGTCACGCATGGGAAACACAGCCGTGTCTAGCTTATCAACTCTGGCTTCAAGGCGGCACACGATCTGGTCGAGGGTGTGCAGCTCATCGGTGAGCTGGGCTAGTCCAGCCTTGATGTCCTCATACATGGTACGTTCGCTGGGCTTGGCGATGAGTCGTGTCATTGGATTCCTCTCTCAATTTTTGATCAGGCCTCAGCCTCTCTACCCCTTGACTGCCTTAATACATGGGGTTGTGAGACTAAGGCCCTAGATTAGTAATAAGTAGTACAGGTACAGCGAGTTAGGAAAGTCTCACCCTCCCTGAAATCACCCCCTTTCAGGTGGGACGATGAGACTAACTTGTCTCAAGTCTCAGCCAGTCTCAGGGCCGTGAGACTAGGGTAACTCCTGTCTGGTGTATGGGTTAGGTGTCGAAGTCTCACGAATCACACCATATTTACCGGGCTGGTGTTTGCCGAGGCCAGCCGGAAGGCACGGCCTACGTTGAGCGTGCTGTTGTACTGGGCTGCGGGCTTCAGCACCTTCAGCACACGGGTGCAGGCGTTGTGTAATCCCCATGCGGTGCGGGGTTGGCAGTCAGGCTCGGCCTCGGTGGGCTTGAAGTAGCAGCGGGACACATCGTCGAACAGGTGGAGGGGCATGGCCCCGGCGTTGAACAGGTCGAAGATGCGGGTCTTGGCTGCCGTGTCAGTGAGGATGGTGTGTCGGAGCTGGTCCATGTCAGCCAGCAGCGCACGGCTCTGGTTGATGAACTTGTTCAGGGCCTCCGAGATGAGAAGCTGCAGGTTCAGGTAGAGGGTCAGCTTGTGGCGCATCACGAACTCGCTGCCCGACAGGGACAGGTTGTCGCAGACAAAGACCCTCGCACCAGCCACACCACGCAGGGCGAAGGACTGGTTGGTGGAGGAGCGGAACCCGAAGCAGGTACCGAGGCCGTCACGCTGGAGGGCTGAGCTGTCCACGCCCTGCACACGGTAGTCCCGGAGGTCCATCACCCCGAAGAGCATGTGCCCCTTCTGGGCGACACCAAGCTGGGTCTTGGCGACCGTCCAGCCTCGGTCATGGACCTGCTTGGTGATGGCTTCCACCACTTCATAGTGGGGGATGGGTCGATGCCGTGGCCCCATCGGTTTAGGGGTGCCCAAGGCATAGAGGTCAGACAGCTGCACGTGGTGTGAACCGGGGCGGTGAATCATGAGGGTGCCGTTAGTTGTGGTCATCTTATTTCCCTTCCCACATGGCGAGGAGTTTCGCCAATGTGACTTCGATATTCTCAAGGCTCTTGAGGATGTGGTTCTGCACAGTCGAGGGTTCTCCGAGGTCGATCATCGCAGGGGGTGGGGCAGCCTTGGGCTGTGCGCTTCTGGGACCCGGCACCTCCCGGACGTCAAGGCCCGTAGGGTGTGCGGCTCGACGGGTGCTTGCTTCCAACGCAGCCTCGCGTCGCTTGGCTGCTTCAGCCTGCTTCCGTAGCCGGGCTGCCGAAACCTCTTGCCGTGCCGCAGCCAAGGCCTGCACCTCACTGAGGAGGACATACATATGTGCCCGCTTCTGGGCTTGGTGCACAGACTTGAGACGGCCATCGTTGACCATCCCACGGGCTGCCGAGATGGTGATCCCGAGGATGTGTGCGGCGTCTCCCATTTTGATGTAAGGCATGTGGTTCCTGTCCTTTCTGGATTAGACAACAATCAGGGTGTCCGTTGCGTCGACAGCCTTGGGGTCCTCCCCGCCCAAGGTCATGTCTACAGGGGTGGTGATGGTGCCTTGGCGTGTGGTCCAGTAGCTCGGGGTGGTCCAGTAATCTGAGGTGGCACGCAGCACCCCTTTGATGAGGGCCAGGGCTTGGGTGCGGGCACTGAGGTGGGTGCCGTCCTTGCTGCGTCCCTCCTCCGCCATCGGACAGACCCGCACTTCCAAGGTGCCGTGCTGCTCAAAGGCACTGTAGTTCACCGCCAGGTACCGACTCCAGCGGTCATTGATGCGGTTGGGTCGACAGTAGGCATCGACCTCGTCGCTCGATCGGCCCTCTCGGAGGCGGTTCTCCAGCCAGTACTGGGTCATTGAGGTGCAGCCCTCGCCGACCTCCCGTAGGGTGTGGCGCAGATGCCCCCAGTAGTTCGGGTCGAAGCTGAAGTCATGCAACCCTTGGGAGCAGCCGAGGTGGACGTGCATTCCCGTGCGGGCATCGACCCCGTCAGGGTAGGAGCGGTCCACCCACCCCTGCAAGGCTGACCATGACTGGAGGATGGGTGACGCCGCTTCGCCAGCGATGTAGTCATCATCACTGAAGGTCGACCCATCACACTCAACGGAGCCATCGTACTTGAGGTCACGATTGTTCCGCTCTTCGTGGTCGTCGGCATCGGTGCTTGGATAGTGCAGGTCGTAGCAGTCACAGCAGTAGTCCCAGTCCCCATGCTCATTCTGCACACAGTACTCACAGTCCTCCGGGTCTGGAGGGTCGGGCAGGTCCACACCCAGCCGTTCCCAATACCCTTCAAGCTCGACGCCTACGGTGGTGATACCAGCCGGGAACGATTCGATTGTCTGGGGCATCAGTTACTCCTTGGATGGGGTGAGTTCAAGGTCCATGGGACAGGCGAAGACATCAAACTCGACAGCGCACTCTTCGCAGACGACCTGCCCGTCGACGGTGCAATCATAGCCATCACCTGTGGTCATGACCTCTTCCGAGCAGCCAGCACAGCGCATGACCACGGAATTACTGGTGTAGAAGTCCTCGTCTGGGTCACCGGCAGACCCAGCAGGGTAGTGGTAGCCCACGAAGTGATCCCCGTAGGGGTCAGCTCGGGTGGGCAGCAGGGGTTGACGCTTGACCCCGGTCGGGGACCAGAGGTGCCCGCCCCAGTAGTGGTCAGCGTGGGTCCAACAGTGGTGCAGGTTGCTGTAGTAGCAGCCCGTGGTGGTGTCATCTTCACCGTCACCCTCACTCCATGTGCCGTAGCGGGTGATACCTTCCGGGGTGAAGAGTGCCAGCTTCCCTGCTTGGGTAGCGAGTTGGGCAGCCACACCCTCACGCTCGGCCTGCCCTTCACGCCACAGCACATAGGCCATGATGCGGGTGTCGGACACAGGGCCTCGGAGCTTGGCACGCCGTTCAAACTGGGCGTGCTGGTTCCAGACCCCGTTGTGGAACAGGAGTTCTCGGGCCTGTCCTTGCAGGGTGATGCCCACCTGACGGCTGACCGGGAAGGGATGGCACAGCTGTCGGGAAATCCCTCCGTGGGTGGCGAAGCGGAAGTGCACCACGAAGGGGAGCGGGAGGGTCGGGATGAGGGCTTGGGCTTCCTCCACGGTGAGGCCCTTCTCCCACGTGACCAGCCGATCGGCAGGCTGTTGGTACGCCACCCCGATACCATCACTGTTGCTCAAGTGGGCGGCATCGACTTCAGTGGCAGACGGACGGGCAGAATCTGCGATGATGATTAAGCACATAGATACCTCCTCAGGTAGCGAGCTGGATGGTGGTGCGGCTGGTCTTAGGCCACGGAATATGCTGCTGCCGCAAGCTGCCAAAGGCTCCGGCAAGGTTGGCTTCGACGAGGGGTTTCTCTATCGCACCCCGCTGCCCATCGTCGAGGGACCGTGGGGTGAAGAGACTCTCGGGCAGTCTGGTGCGGAGTTGGATACGGACCTTCCGCTCTAGGGTATTGACCGCCATACGGATGAAGGCCAAGTGCCGTGTCCACTCATGGTCAAAGCGGAGTGAGGGTGTCGTGTCCCGGCTGACCACATCCGAGAGGTGCAGGTTCCACGCCTTGTGTCCTTCAGTGTCACCCTCGGTGTTAAGGTCAAGCGGGGTGATGGTCTGGACATCCTGACTGGCGGTGCGGATATCCATGAAGGTGCTGGTGTTGGTCCCGTTGTCGACGCTGTACTCAGCTTGGTGGAACAGCCACTCTCGCACTGAGGCATGCACCTTGAAGGTCAGGTCGACCGCTTCGTAGCGTGACACGTCTTCAGCGAGGTCATAGGGAGAGATGCGGGTGATGGTGTAGCTACACAGGGGTTCACCCTTGGGAATGTGAATGACTCGTCTGTCTGGCATGTGTGCCCTCCTCGGGCTAACGGGTTGCCGGGTTACTGCTCGTCACGGTCGAGACGTTCAAGCTCCTCCTTTCGGTCCTCTTCCAGGTCGTCGTAGCCCATGTCCTCTAGGACAGAGGCTGCTCTGTTGTACTCATCCGGTGGGTCGGTGTCGCTGTCCTCTGGATAGGCTAGTGCCCCACACTTAGGGCATTCCCCAGAGGGCAACGTCCCGTCCGTGCCGCAGCGTTCCCACAGGCTCTTCGCCTCGTTGAGGTCGGCAACGGTCCCTGTCCAAGCACAGTTATCACAGGCAACGTGGTCTAGTGCTCCCCACTCTATCCGTGCCTTGTCCAGTGCCGCTTGCTGCTCTCGTGCCTCCCACTCTAAGCTCAGCCTCTGATCTTCCCAGTCAGCGTTGAACTGCTGCGCTGACTTTGCGAGTGACTTTCCAAAGGCGAACAGGTCTTGTCCGAGCTTGGTCATTGGT